CTGGGTCCGACTTACCTGAATAATATTCATATCTTTCGTGACGAATATTTCTTTTTTGTTGTTCTGCCTTTTTTCTAAGAAGAAGAATTGTATTATACATTTCAAAATATTTTGAATGTAACGATGGTACTCTTAAAGACTCTGTATGTAAATTGTCTATATCAATTTTTGAATCTTTTTCCCACATTTCTTGGATTTTTTCCAAGTCAATACTCATAGTCTATTTCCTGTATTATCTGTAATATAATAGATAGTATATCTAAAAACAACCTCTGCTGTAAAGTATTCTATTGATTGGTCAGTAGCATCAAAAGAAAGTCCAGAAAGGAATGTTGGAAACATATCTTCAAATGTAACTTTAAATTGTGCATTATAAGAACTATTCAGAACTTGTAATGTTCCATCTGAATAGATGTTCATCATAGGTGAATTTTTATTATCAATAAACTTTGGTTCATTTTGTAGATCATATATTTCCTTTAAACTTTCTGGATATCCCAATCCTCTCATCCAATTTTGAATTTCCATATAGTTTTCAAGATTTTCATCAACTAAAAAAGTAAGTCTAAACTCATCAAAAACTAATTTATCACCTGGAATATCAATATCCTTTAAATATGAAGGTTGATTTGCTATTCCTAAGTTTACTCCTGGTATGTTTGCAACATTTGTAAAAAATGCAACTTTAGGTGCTCTAACTAAACTGAATTTAAATCCAGTAGGAGACAAAAAATTTCTATTTTGTATTTGATTATCGTATATATTTTTAGTCATATTTTTTGTAACTATTTATCTTTTCATGAAAAAAGGGGGGTATAAACCCCCCTCCTGAATAATATGTAGATTTTAGATCACATTAGGTTTTGAACTTTTACTCTTCTGTAATATACGTTAGAGTTTCTCTTAAGAAGACCGCCAGTAGCAGGAATAGTAGCACCTTCAGCGAATGGATTTGCAACCATACCATAACGAGTTTTAAACCCGATTTTTGGTTGGAAGGTGTTCTCACCAACGGCACGAACCATTTGGAGAGGAACATAAGGACAGTAGAAGAGTCCTGCATCATAAGGTGAAGAACCCTTATAACCTACAACATAGTACTGATTGGCACTTACGTTTGCTGCATATGGATCAATGTAAACGCGCCACTTACCCATTAGAGTACCAGCAAAGGTATTGCCAGTATCGTCTACGTTTAGATTTGCATTGAGCGCAGGGGTGTAATCAAGTACTCCAGCCATACTGAGTGCAGAAGCAACGTCAGCAGAGCACATAATTACATTACCCTTCCCTCTACGAGTTCTTTGTGCGATTGCGTTAGCATCACGCTCGATTTGGAAAAGAAGACCCTTGAACTTTTCAACACTCCAACGACCGTTAGAGTCAATATCAAGGTCAAAAGTACCAGCAGTAGCAACATTTGCTTGAGCACCAGGCTCTGCAACGTTGTAAATGGTACGGATAACTTCACGGTTGATTTCAGCAAGAATCTCTGTAGAGAGAATATTTGCCAATTCTGCTTCAGCATTTAGACCGTGAATTGCCTTGAGATCCTGTGCGAGTTCTAAGCTGTATTCTGCTTTGAGTGCTCTAGACTTTGCAGTTACAGTAACTTTCTCAATTGAAAAAGCCATTTCATTGAACTGATTTCCATCTCCATTGCCAAGATTCTCAGCAGCATCAGTTCTCATTCCCTGACCTACATTATAGGTCGTAGCATCACCACTTGAAGTGGTTGTTGGGTCTAGGAGACTTGGGTTGGTTCCTTGCTGTGCAGTAGTACCAAGACCAACATTACCATTAGACCAACCATCAGTAAGATCAAACCCATCATCCTGACCAGAGAATGCAGTATCTGCTTCACCATAAAGGGCTTCTGCACCACTTTGATTGGTATAGCGAGAACGCATTGCGAAAATAAGTCCTGTAGGACCATTCATTGGCTGAACACCTGCTAGGTCATATGCAACCAGATTAGGCATGGAACGTCTGATTAAAGAAATCAGAACAGGATCAAAACCTGCAACAGGTGAACTTGCATTTGCACTAAAACCTGCATTAGCGCCAGTGTTAGTGTTAACAGTTGGAGTCTCAGTTAAAAATGAACCAGATTCAGAGAAAGCATTCTGCTCTCTTAAGAATTTTTCTTGGTTTTCTAGCAGGACAGCGGTTACTGCTCTACGATGAGAATCTTTGATTGAATCAAGACCTTCGTAATTTAGAAGTGGAGCCCACTTTTCCTGCAAGTGCTCTGATTGAAACATTTGCTTTTACCTCGTTAAAATGTGTTTTTGTTTGAATTATATTAAATTCAATTGCTAAATGCTGAAAGTGTTTTTAGATATGTAGACATAGATCCAGAAATAGATTCTGGAGTACTATCTACACCTTCAGATAATGTTTCAGTTTTAGCTGTTGAAGATATTTTTCTAGAAGGGAAATACGCTTCTTTTAAAGTCTCCAACTTTTCACGATATTCTTCGTCACTTTCAAACTCAACACTTTCGGCAAGTGAAGCGAGCTTTTCCTTCTGAGAAAGTGCTAAACCCTCAGAAACTTCGTCAAAGATTCCATCAGCAACCGACTCTGCAAGACGTTTGTTGAGTGAAATATTTTTCTCAATCTGCTCGTTGAGTTTTATTTCCATATCATCAAGTTTTTCTACCATATTCTCAAGTACATTATATTTTTCTTCAGGGATTTCTACATAATGTTCTTCAAAAAGATTTTTAAGACCAGACATAAAAGATTGATTTAATTCTTCTTTTAGTCCATTTTCTACTGCAAGTTGATTTTGAATAATCCATTCTTCAGAAACATATTCTAAATAAGAATCAACTCTTTCTTGTAGGGATTCTTTGATTTCTTCAACTTCTTCTGCAAGTGCTTGAGCATAACTTTGCTCAATAGATTCTTTAACTTCAGAAATTTTTGTTCTGATAGCAGTTTCAAAAATTGTTTTTGCTTTTTCTTGAAATTCTTCGGAAAGATCTTCACCAGAAAGAAGAGCATTTACATCCTCTTCAATATCAATGTCTTCATCATCTTCTTCAACTTCATTATCTTCTTCATCACTATCTTCTTCGTCATTATCTTCAGATTCAAATAATGCATCCTCTTCATTATCAATTTCAGAATCTTCTTTCATTCCTTTCATAGGATCTGCTGACTTAGCACCTTTGTTTATAACATCTTTAACTTGCATTAAAGATTTTTCAGCAGTTTTAAGTTTTGCAGAATCATCATCTGAACGATAATTTTCTGGAGTTGGTCCACCTAAATCTTCCCAACCACCAGTTTGACCATCAGGAATACCTGTAGTCAATTTAGGCATTGGATCGGAAGACCTTGCTGCTGCATTAACAGCAGTTTTGGATTGCTTAGTGCCTACTTCCATTTCTTGTAAATCTCCACGAGACATTTGAACTCTCCGATTTTTCCTGTATAAATCTATATTTATTTATAAATTAAAAAGTTTTAAAAATTAAAGACTATTTAAAAAGTTTTGAAAATGCTGCAATTTTCTATGTTCTGTTAATTTTCTTTGTTGAATATCCTTTTCAATAATACTCCTCACAGACTCTACCATCCAAGTTTTTTTAGATGCATCATAAATCCATTCTTTATCTTCCATAATTCCCTGAACGAATGCCTCAGGCGCAGATGGATCCGCAACAATATCAGCTGCAGTTGTAAGCATAAAATCATCACCAACTTCATTATATCCTTCTCTAGTTGGTTTTAGAGAACCCAATCCACGAGAAGACACTCCAAGACATACACCTTCTTTTATAAGAGATTCTGCAATTTTTCCCATTGGGGTTGATAATATTTGAGCTTTGCCTATAAAATTATTACCATCACGATAAAGTTCAGTAATTTTATGAGAAACTCTATCAAGATTTACAGTTGGTCCAGACGGATGTCCTAATTCACCAAGAGCTCTTCCATTTTTTATATAAGATTCATTATATCTTTTCACTTCTTTTTCTAATATATGAAGTGGATATCTTCTTTTATTTCTATTTACACATTCCGCCTGCAAAAAAGGACCCCTAATATATAATTTCTTAACTTTTCCAACAGTTTCTGTAAGAATTTCTACAGATTCTACTTCTTCTTTGATTAATTTCATTAAGCAACTCCTTTGACTTGAACTTGTTGAATGTAAAGTGTTCCAGAACCACTGGAAGTTTTTCCAGCAACTTTAAAAACTTCTCTTAGTTCTCCTATAGAATTGGTAGGAGAACTTTGAGATTCTGTATTCCAATTCAAAGTCAACCTAGTTGAATAATATCCATTATGTCCAGAGGATGCATTTAAGTTTGACACAATTGCAAAAGTTGTATTAATTCCTGTAGGAACAATACCAGTAAGTTGAACTGCATCACCAACTTCAAATGAAGATTCAGTTCCTGATGGAAAATCAATTATAGTTGTAGATCCAGTGGTGACACCTATAACCTTTTGCGATTTTACTTGACCAATACTAATGGTTTCTGAGCTATTGGCAGCAACATAATAATTTGAATTAGTTGCAATTGGATTTGTGCCAATTGCAATATGACAATCTGATGTTACTGATACAATTCTTAATGTATCACTTTGTTTTACAACAACATTAGATTGAGAACTAGTTCCACTTATTGAAAATGAAGATCCACTTCCTACAGGTTTATGTGACATTATTTTTTTTGAATGAACACTTATTAGATATTTATTAATTAATAAATACTACTCATTATCATCATCAGAATCACCAAAAAAGTTTGATGCTACAGTAGATTTAAGTGCATCTATTTTTTCAGTAGATTTTGTAAAGAGTATATCTTTAATTTTATCACTAATTTGCGATGGTGATTCGTCAGAGACGATCATATCAATTAAGTCTTCCATATATTGATAGTTTAATTTCCTTTTTATTTATGTCTAAATCTCTGCTCCTTTAGGAACTTCTGTAGAAGAGTCATCAATTTCTGGTTCAATTGGTACAGATCCTGATTCACCTCTGATATTGTCATCAGATACTGGTTGACCGGTTTCTGGATCTACAGGCATATTGGGATCTGGGATTACACCATCTTTAATTTCTTTTTCTATAATTTCATCTTGTTCAATAATTTCTTCATCAGTTTGTCTTAAAATTTTTCTGCGGACATAATCTTGAGAATAGTATTTTCCAACATAAGGCTCTGCAGTAGCAACAAGGTTTAATCTTTCTGATATTAATTCTGCTTCTTTTAATTCTGAAA